CTCGTTTAAGTTAGAAACCAGTGTTGTTAGTTCCAAGTCCTTGGGCATTCAACTCGTTCTGCATCTGACCAACGGCAACCCGAATCAGGTCGATTTGGATTCTTTCCAGTGTCGGAACAGGAGTTACGAACACTTTGGCGTTGACAATGCCATTCTCAAGAGAGGCAGGCGGGTTGATGCGGCTGTCGCAAATAACCTGGAAGGCGTCGCTCGGGCGAGCACCGAACAGAGCACCCCGTGAGTACAGCTGGTTCAGAACGCTATTTCCAACCGAAATGATCTGGTTGAAAGCAACACCGAATCCGTCGATCACGTTGAAGATCTGACTGTCAAACGCATTGCGCAGAGAACCGTAAACAACGTTCAGAATCACGCGAGTGTTAACGAACTGATACAGGCGTTGCTGTGAATCAGCGTTATTCACACGAGTTCTTCCACCCCAGATAAACACCGCACTTGTTGGGTAACCGGGAAGAGTACGAATAGCGTTGCAACCTTTCGGGTTAAGAAGGTTCTGCTGAGCAGAGTTGATCGGAATTTGAGCCGATACAGCATCTGCAAGTTGATACTTGACACCAGCAGGCGGGAACTGGTAACCTTCGGCGCGGTAGCGACGAACGGCGATTCCAGTAACATACGGCGACGGAGGAATCCACTGACCGGATGCGTTTTCGATGTAAGGGCCGTAGTAGGCGATGAAACCGAACGGGTGGAAGTAGTTCTGACTGTCGTTGAAGAGCCTGTTCACGTTGTCAACACCAGCCTCAATAAAGAGAACCTGGGGAACTCCGTTGAAACCAACACCGCGAAGAGCATCGTTGATGATCTCGGTCGAAGTGATGGGGTCAAAGCGCCAAAGGTTGCTGGGAGGAGTTCTTTCTGACGAGAAGTCCAGGGCAATCTGAGAACCGTAGCAAGGCTGACCAGCAACGCTCAAGTCCCCGCCAGCAGGAATAACCAGCCAACCGTATGAGTTTCCGCTAGCGACAACGGCAATTCGGTCGCCCACAGCAACTTCCGTGACGCCATCAGGGGCGACAGCACCAGAGGGAGCAACAGTGACGTCAAAATAAACGCCAAGAAGGTTGCTAATCACGGCTTGAATGTCAACTCCAGTGTCCGCCACGGCGAGGCCGGTCGAAGTAACGTAGAGCGACGCAGTGTCCAGAACACCTAACGTTGCAGTGGTAGCGGCTTCGTAGGCGCCCCCAAAAATTGCGTTAATCGAAGGAACCAGGAATGCCTGAGAGGCGTAGTTCTGATCAACTGTAGGTGTGCAATAGAAGTTTTCCAGAGCAGTACCAGTTGTTCCTGGGGCAACCAACTCAAGGCTAGGTCTCCACCCTGCCTGAAGAGTTTCACCAAAAGGTGAAATCAGTTCTTTACCAAGGGCTGTGAGGCTCTCGTTAAAGAAGATTGTAACGTCAGGGTTTGACGATGCAGGAGCAGGGTTAATTGCAGCAGCCGCAGCTTCTTCGGCGATTAAGCCGCTGTTGAAACCATACTTTCTTCCGCGCATCAGAGGGATAACGGGGACTTCCGCCAGGGTTGGCGAGGTGACTTCTCCGCCAAGAATCTTGGTGTACAGAATGGTCGGACTCTCTACAACCGCAGTTGTTCCGCTCGGGAATCTCACGTATGACCCAGCCGTGAAATCAGTCAGGCTTTCAGAAAGTTTAAAGGTGTCAACGTCAAGAACGGTTACGTAGTAAACGAACTGCGAACCCTTCGTAGCTGGACGAAGGAGAGTTGAAACAGTTGGACCAATCTGAATTTTGACTGGCTGAGTGAAATACAGTTTTTGGCCGCTGGCTAGACCGTGCTGTTGACAATCAACAACCACATCTCCGACATAAGTCGAGGTGGATCCTACGATTGAGGTAGAGGGGTCAAAAATCGTGCGTGAGGTGAAGCTCAGACGGTAATCCTCTGTGGAGTCCTGAAGCGAAGCAGGAAGGTGCAGAGTGTTTACGTACTGATCTTCGCCGGTGATGTTCTGCAGAAGGTTCGAAACCTGACCGTTGATTGTCTGAGGCAGGCTGTAAACAGGGGTGACGTATGTGAAGTCACAGGTTCCAGTTGTTCCGCCAAAATCAATGGCATTGGCAGGAGAAGTTACAAAAGAAGAACCGCCACCAGCCACAACCTCGTTTAACACCGAGACTGCCGCCGCTGCGCTTGCAGCAAAGAAAACTGCGTTGAAAGAGTAATCGCCGGTGTTTGCTGCGTTGAACGGGGGTGCAACAACAAAGATTGTTCCGCTGTCATCTCCCAGAGTGCTCAGAATGTCGCCAGTAGCATTGCTATAGACAACTTCTTGAATCTGAAGGGTAACGGGCCAGTAATTTTGAGTGCTGAGGTTTAAGAGGTGATCACCCACATCAATTGAAGTGACTGTGTATTGAGCTGAGTCAAGCAGGCCAACCTTTTCACCAGCGGCAACCGGGGTTGCAGATTGAGATTGGGTGACAGCAGTTTCTGCAGTCGGGGAGGCGATTAGAGCTTGGTAGGTCAGTTTGTCGTAAGTGACATCGTTTCCAGTCCACTTGTAGATCGCGTTGTCAACAAGATAGTTTCTGCCGGTAGTTAAATCTGCGGCAGGCTCGTGAGGAACATACTCGTTATATTTATTGATGTCCGTTACGAGGAAAGGACCGGGATCGGCAAGGGCCAGCCACTTGTAGTTGTTGTTGGCGCAATGATCTGCGGCAGCGGCACCAATGGATGTCCGACCAGCTTCGTCAAATTGAGCGTAAGCTGTAGGAGTAATCAGGTAACCTTGGTCTTGCTGACCATCAAATGCGGTGTCGATACACTGGATGTAATCCTGTGGAACCCGCTCGATGTTCTGTTGTTGACCAACGATGTTCACGATATCGTAAACGTTCTGCATCAGAACTTGCTGAGCACCAACTGCGACGGTTACGGGAACTACGCTCACGTTGGCGTCGAAAGTTGTGGCGGCAATGCTGACAAACCCGTTTTCAGAATTTGACAGAGGATCCAGATCAATTGCCAGACCCTGGTTACGAACGTAGACCGAACTGTTGATGCTCGGGTTGCTTTCGATAGCTTCCGCAATAGCGGTGACAATCGCCAGTGAGATTTGACGGTTGTTGACTTCATCGCCAGCGATGTAATCTACCGGGATGGTAACCGGAACACCAAGCCACTCTCCGTTGGCGGTGAAGCCTGTGGCACCATCACCAGCTACAAGGCGGTTTCCGTTTAGAACGAGCTTAGCGTATACAACATCTCCTGCTTCCAGTTCTGACGGGAAACCAGAGTTACCTTGTTTTGTACCGTTGGGAAGAATTTCAATCTCAACGATTTGGTCAGGAGTTCCTACACGAACAACCCGAAGGTCAGCGATCTGTGCGTTCTGGAAAAACTCGTTGACGCAGTTGTAGCTCAGAGCAGGAACGCGATTCTCAGGGATCACACCGCCAATCAGCGCCGTGTAATCGGTCAGAGAAGTAATTGGGGTCGGTGTGTTGTAAGGGAAAATTGTAACCGGAACTGTTTCCTCGGTTTCCACCAGCATGTAGACAGTGCTAAAATTAGCAATGGAGGCATTTGCAACAATGCCGGCGCTCTCATTGATGTATACACCAGGTGCGCCGGGAGTTACTCCACTGCCAAGGGAGAAAGTAGCCATTTTTTTAAGTAAGAATTCCTTCTTTCCCCACAGTAGTGCAGGCAAGGATGACTCCTGCGTGGTCTCCGTAGAGCTGCTGTTGGGACACGAATGTGTACTTACTTTTACCCTTACTGGTTCCCCGTAATTGCTGGAAGACTGTCGAAAGTATAACCGTTCAGGGATTCACGAAGAACAACTCCTTGCAGAGTGTACCGATCCAAGGAGGCGGTATATTCGCTTTCTGTGTCAAAGGGGAAGATGGCATCTGCTAGCTCCCCCTCAGCACTACCTGAAATGAAAGTCGCTTGGGACAAACTTCCCGACGGGCTCTCAGGGTTGGGCAGAAGAAGTTGCGCACCCAAAGGGGGCAACTCAGTGACTGTCCATTGGGGGTTCAGCTCCAGGACCGAGCGATATTCCAGAGAATTCGTGTAGTACTGGTAACCGAGTTTCCTCCAGGTGAACTGAGGCTGGAAAGGAAGTGTGATCATTTCAGACCATCTTACGAGAGCGAGCTAGGAGACGAGCACCGATTGATGTACCCCTGTTGAGTTCAAAACCTTCCTGTTCAGCCACTTTCTTAGCAGCCGCTTCAAGAACAGCGGGACTTGCAGGGTTGAAAATATCTTCTTCGGGATTGCGAGTCGTCAGTTTCTTGCGAACATCTGTCTCGATTTCTTCTTTCGCAGGGGCAGGGGGAGCAGCGACTGGTTCTTCACTCGGGGTTTGAAGTTCAATCTTCGCGGGTTCCGGCTGCGCTTCCACTTTCGCCTCGGCCTTGATTTCCGCCTCAGGTTTCATTTCTTCAACCTGTTCGTAAACCTCGTTGATTTGTGGAGTCGAGTTATCGTCGGCTGTGTAAGTGCCGTCTTCGTTGTGAGCTCTTTTTCGGGCCATGGTTAACGTTTCTGTGTAATAATGTTTTTCCAAGCGATTGAAGCAACCTGCTTGAGAGAATTATCCGGAATTCCTACCCACGGCCTCGCAGCCATTCGTGATGTTCCGAGCTGGTGGTACACTCCATAAGGAGCGGCTGACACCTCGAAGCCTTCCCCTTTCGGCAGAATCTTGGCCTCGTTTTGCATTTTCCCAGTTGCCCGTAAAATAGGTTGGCCAGGATATTTGCGTAGTTTCGCAATCGCATATTTTGGCGTGAGAGAAGCCCAAGGTCTTCCCGTTGTGGGGTCAGATTCCTGCCGCCAAGGAACGATGTGATCTTTCAAAAGAACGGGCGCCCACTCTTTCTGGGTGGGTTCCCACCAGCCCAGGTTGAACTTTGTGAAACCGTCCTTTTTAACCTGAAAACTGATCATTTTCGCCTTGAGCTCTTTTTGATCTCCTGCTCTTGTTTTTCTGCGAAGTCTTCAACGATGCTAATCATTGTAAGAACTTTGCTCATCGGTTGTTTCTCTAACCAGTCTACACTGTTATCCCAACGTTGTTTGCAAAGATGAAAAGAAACCTCTAGCCAGTTTTCAACGGTTAGAACTTTCTCATTAATCACCTCTTCTCCGATCCACTTGAATATTTTTTCTGTTTGGGGCAGAGTGAAATGATCCAGGTCATCGGGGTTTTGAATGAGTCGAGAGATCAAGGGGAGCATCCCAATCTCTTTGTTCCGAAGAATCTGCGCAAAATAGAAATCTTTCGGACACAGCTCTCGAACGTGAACAGAAACACTCCCACCGAAATTTAAGAGGTAAGTAAAATCTTCAAGGTCTTCAACGGTTAGTTTGGGTCAGAGTCCTCGTCAGCTCCGCTCGCTTTGGCAACAAGATCGCTCAGTTTCTTGAAATCTCTGACCCCTAGGTCAAGAATTTCGTCGTAGGTGATTTTGTCTGAGCCTACAATCAGGCGCTCGATGATCTTCATGCCTCGCTCAACATCGCCAGCCTTACCGAGTTCTTTCTCCATATACAGGAGGTCGCGGCCAGTCATCTCGCGGATTTGAATCTCACGACCATCTGAAATCGTGGTGGAGAATGATTCGATTTCTTTTTGTTTCGGTTTCGGTGCTGAAGTGGGTTGTTCAGAATCTGTTGAAATAGTTCGCATAGTAATTGCTAAGTGAATCTGTCAAGTTTTACCCTCGTCTCTACAAGTTGCTTTTCAATAGACTCGCACCCGTTGCCCGGTGGCAAGGAGAGGTATATCTCTTGAGCAGTTTTCCAACTTTGTTTTGCTCCCTCTAGATCCCCTGTGTTTAGCCGGTCGCCAACATCGCAGATCCACATAAAAATAATCTCTTTCCGAAAATACGGATCGAGTGGAAGGGGAAAAGGCATCAGAGAGCCCGAGACATCGTGAAGGCTTGTTGCGGAGAGAAATACTCCGAGTTGTATGCGCAGTGCACAGACGAGGGGATTTCCCGTCCTTTCTTATCATAGGGGGCCACAAGATAGTAAACTCCGGCGATGCTAACCATGGTTTCCAGTGAAACCGACGCGACACGAGATTTGCGAGTCTTTTTCATTTGATGAGTCCTTTCTGAATGGCGTTGTAACGAGTTTTGAGTTTGTCGATTGCCCCGAGTTCCGAGAGTTCCTGCATTGAGTATTCAACTCCTGCGGGTTCTTTGTCGCCGCCAGGGTTAGAAGGCGTCACGGTGCGCTCTTTAGGGGATTTGCGAATGCGAGTATCAATCGCCACGCTCGAGAAGTAAGCGCGGGACAGCGGCAGTTCCGGGATATCCACCGAAGATTGAAACAGCGACCAGGTGTACATGTGAGCGATTTGAAACAGCACAGCAAATTGCTCTGCATAACGATCTGGTGTCATAAACCAGATCTCGTCGTGAATGCTCAGAATGAATCGCGCCGGAATCTTGTACTCTGCAGCAAGCCAGTGAACCGAAGTTAGAAAGATAGAAAGGATCTCAGCGCCAGACGATTGAATCGTCCAGTTAACTCGCCCAGTCTTGAAATCGTCGCCCACTGCAGCAGGGCGCATCGCAGTCGAGATCTTCGTGCCGAGACAAGGAAGTTGGGGAACGCGAGTTCGCATTGCGATCTCTTCCATATAGTTGAAACAACCGGAGTCAGAACCACCTTCATAGAGTCCGGACCGCTGTTTTCCCTTCTTACCTTCAAGAATGCGGTACGCAAAGTTCTTCACTTCAGTTGGCGACTTCTCGGGGTATTTGCGGCGGATGTAGGTCTGCACAGCACGGACACCAGCCCCGTATAGAACAGCGAACCCGGCGATCTTAGCCGTGTCTCGATCCACCCCTGCCAGCTTGGCTAGGGCGCTGTGGGGGTCCGTGCCTGCCTCTTTCGAGCCACTCAGGACGTTGTAACCAAAAGGTGAGCAACCGACGTGACCACCTTCCCACTTGTCGCTGTAAATTGAGGCGATCTGCATTTCTTGACCGTCAAAGTCAGCGCCCACAATCTTCCAACCGTCGGGTGCTTTCACTCGGGTCTTCAGCTCAGTGCCGATGCGCCAGTTCTTTGTGGAGCACATCGTAACCATCAGCGATTCCACGGTTCTGCGAGTTACCGTGCCGTGACAAAGAATCTCAGGCAAAGTTACCAGAGAGTCTTCGCCGTAAGGGTTGTTAGCACGCAGAAAGATCCGGTCCATTACACGCTTACGAACGGAGGTCCAGTAAGACACAGAGTTTGCAATCTCAAGGGCACGTTTGGCCTCTGGGAGATCACTGCTGAGGCGTCCAACCGCCATATCTTCTACGAAATCTTTACTCAGAACGCCACCAACGTTATCACCGTTGCCTTTCGGGTGCGGGATCTTAGTAAGGTTGCCGTCTTCGTCGTGATAGCACCAACCATCATTCTTGGTGAAGATCATCGGGCTGCCCTCATACTTGAGTTTCAACATCAGGTGAGCCAGGTTTGACTTAACCCCGATGTGCTGGTTCTTGTCTTTGATGAACGGGCGAACCCACGTAGGAATGTGTGCGTATTTCCCTTTGGTTGCTTTCACTTCCCAGTCAAGCTGAGAAACCCAGGGATCGCGTTGAGCCCACCTCTCAGCTTTATCGGGATCGTGGAGATAAAGAATGCGCCACTCTTCGTACGTCTTCCAAACGAGTTGACGACAGAGTTCTGTCATCTCTTCGTTATGTTTCTGATAGACTACCTCGACGTTCTCAATCCACTCAGACCAGTTTTCAACCAGAGGGACGATCGAACCGTTGAGGTGGTAGTGCCCACAGAGAGCGACCAAAGAAGGTGTGCTATCCAGATATTTGGGCCACAAGGCTTGAAACAACTCGGCAGTGTAGAAAGCATCTTTCAGAGCGTAGTCGAGTGCCGAAGTCAGAACCTGGCGAATTTGCGAGAGATCCGTTGCATCGACGAAGATGTTACGGACTTTCTTGTCAGCAGCACCCAACTCCTTGACGTCTTCGCCAAAATACTTCCGGACAGCCGCTACGTGGAAGTTGTAACATTGCACAAGGCTGTTAGTAGAACCTTGGTCAAGCCACTTTGGTGCATACCTTAGCTTTCGCTTTTCTTCTGCTGTGAGGTCGTCTGCGTCTTTACCTGCCAGAACGTAAAGCCAACGTTGACCGCTAGCAAGGCCAGACACGCCAATATGGGCAGATAATGTATCGAAATAGAAATTTTCTGGCTCAGTTCTGTCAAGGTTATAACCCTCACGAGCACGAACTCGGTCGTAGCTAATATTGTGACCGGGAATAAATCGGTTGGTCCCAATTGGAATCAGTTCATGTTGGTCCCACTCGTCTTCAGGAATTGTGGGATCGATCAGTTCAGCCGCAAGCCAAATATACGCTGCTTTCTCGCTAAGGGCTGTGCCGATGATAGGAAAAGCTCCACCGTGCACATAGGTCTCCGTGTCAAACGTAAAGGCTTCTTCTTGAGGAAATTCTACTTTCTTGGTTTGCCACTCGTTATCAACCAACTCATAACGAGTCCAGCCTGCTTCAAATCGAAACTGTTCCGGCGGAGGAAGGGAGGGAAGTTCGCATTGGGAGAATTTATTGCCGAGAATCTTGTATCGCCCGATTTGTTCTTTTGCGATCTCGTTGAAGTGGTTGTGCAGTGACCGGGCTTTCAGGTCCGGGAGAGGAAGTGGGCCGTCGTAAAGGCCAGCCGGGTAGTCTACTGGAGTGGGGATATTAAATTCTTTAAGAAGGTTTTCTGCCTTCTGGAGTGCTTGCCGAGACATTTCTCGTGGTTTCTGCGCACCGAAAATCTTTTCGTGCAGCTCGTCTGACAGAACAGGGTATCCAAGTTGAGTTTTTTTCACGGACGTTAAGTTTTGCATGGTTTATTTTAGCGGTTTGCCTGACCCGTAAACTCAGTACGCGGTCAGGTTGTCGATCGGCGGCGGGGGGATCGCTCCGGTTGTTCCGCAGGGAACAATTGCTCTGATTGGTTTTGTTGGCTGAAAGCCTCCGTCGTTAGTCCACCAGATGTTAGTCGGCCGCACGGGGAACCACCTGTATCGTGGGGTTCCACTCGCGTCGTAAGAGTAGACGCAAGGTTGACCCGCGAAAGGGGTTCCAGGGTTGAACTGCAGGTTTTCAGTTCGAGTGAAATAGTTCGCACTGTTGTTTGCCCAACCTTTGTATTGAGGGGCCAGGATATTACCTAGGAGTTCGGTATCAATAGATCCGGCGTCGTACTCGGCGACGGCTTTTGCCATCTGAACAGCACGGGGGTTCATACACTTTCATCACAGTTGAACAATTTTACCCTAGAACAAACAGTCCCAGCAGAGTTTTCCAGGTCTATCGTCGTGCAAGCCAAGGCTCCTGGCGTCGTTAATGGCTACCAGGGTTTCAACGTCGTTCTTCAAGCGACGGTGAAGGCGAAGGCGCCAAAGAGTGTACTCACGGGCATTTCTCTCAGAGGGGTCTGCAAGGTATTTGTTGTATTTATTTTCGACCGTTTGAACAATGCCGATACCAACTTTCTCGATAAGGTGATCGACTTTCTGAAGAGCTCTTGCCATTAGTTTACGGAGTTGAAGGAGAACATTTTGAGCTCAAAGGTACGAACACCGGAGCTTTCGTAAACAGTATCTTTATTTTTCTTGTAGATCTCGTAGGCGTCAAACACCGGAGAGAAGTGCAGTGGTCGGTCAGCTGGACTGCTCCGCCAAAGAAGCATTTCCTGAAGTGAGAGGGGGATGTCGATGTCCCACTGCTCATCCCGTGAAGAGTACAGAAGAGGTAGGGCGTCATTTCGCCACCAGTCACAGATTTGAGGACTGTACTCTTCCCACGCAAGGGGATCTGTCAGATGGGTGTCACTGGTCTCACGAATCCAGCTTACATATTGACGACCACGCTCAACAATCAGTTTGGCACTGGCGGGGACTTCTTCCAGAAAATAAGCTTCTTCAGAACCTTGAACAACTCGCTCAATAACTGCGGGGAAAAGGAAAGATTCGGAGATCAACCGGAAGTCCTCAGCACCGTCGCTCACAGAGCGCAAAATAACCTCGAGAATAGACATCGTGGTCGCAATCTGAAGCTCTTCCCCCGACGCGGAAGCTTTTGGTTTGTCGTTGGATAGACCTTTCTTTAGGAGGCTAAGTTCCCGCTCAAGGCGGCGAACCTCGCGACCCATTTCTCTCTCGAGTTTGTTCTTGTAGATCTCGGATTGGGTAACTAGGGCATCAAATTTGGTGTCGAGTTTTTCGAGTTCGGCGTCAAAGTGCTCAACAGAAACTTTTAGGTTAGAAAGTTTTTTCTTGAGGGATGTGACCGAGGAACGTATTGAATTGGTTGCGTAAAGTAGGTTATCTGCAGTCATCAGATTGGGCGAATCGTTGCTCTCAGTTGGTCGGTGTTCACGTCGATGACCTCGACGTTGAACGAGTATAGGCGTTCGGGGTCGCTCAGTAAATGGAAGCTCCCTTCAAAGCGGTCGCCATCTCGAGAACGTAGGTAATAATTTCCTGGCGTAGGGGGTGAGCAGAGCGCGATGTTACCTGCAAGTTCAGGGTTGGACTCTTCAATCGCGGTTACAAGCCGCTGATAAATTGCTGAAGCTGCGGCCATCTCATTGTCGTTTGAGAACTGAGCTCTCAGTTCACCGTCGATTGCCTCAAGATTGGCGGCAATTCCGCTATCAAGCACGATCTCGAAAATTGCACCGTCGTCTTTTGAGATAAAGCAAGCTTCTACGGAGTCAAAGGCGCAGTCGTCGGGATCATCAAACATCTGGAACCCGTGCTCCAGCAAATCGTAAAAAGTTTCTTTAATTGTTTCCGCGTCAGGTCCGCCAAAGTAATTGGCGAGGGCATTAAAAACGCGAGGATTGGCAAGCAAACGCGCCACCGGGTAAATCAGCTGTTGTTCGTCCATCACAATGCCCTAACGAAGTAGTATAGTGGTCGCGTCGTTTGGTAACCGTTTAGCAGGGTTTTACCCGGGATCACAGGTTGACTTCGTCCAGATTAGCAACCTTGATGCCCTTTGCTCCGGGTCGCCCTTGCTTCACCGTACTAAGGCTCAGCTCCACCTTCTTCTTTCGTGAAGAAACCCAAGGAACAGAGTAGGAACCTTCGCCAAAGTACACAAACTCAGCCCCCGCAGGCATCCACAGTTTGCCTTTGCTGGTTGACTTGCACAGGTCTTCCCCGTTCAGAACAACCGCTTTGAGTTGCCCGTCCAGCTTGAAAAGGCACAAGTACTTTCGCTGAGAAACTTCAACCTCCCGTTTCGCAAGAGCCACAGGTCCGTAGCCAGAAGAGATTGGACCCTTGAAATTTGACGCAACCTTCTTCAAGGTGCCGTCTTGACTTGCGAGAATCATTTTCTCCTTCACATCAATGACCATAGCACCGCGTGGACCTTTCACCTGCTCGACCACACCTTTTTTCATATCCACCTTTAGGAACCGGGGCTTGGGAGCCGCTGCAGGGCGCCTCTGGCCAGGGCTGGAGGCAGAAGGGGCTAGACCGGCTGGAGGCTCCACCAGGGCGCTCCTGCGAGCCTCTCCGTGGCGTTTGGCCAGCTCCGTTGTTTGCTTGTATAACCGCACCTGCCGAGTCAAGGAGTTATTCGCCAGTTCGAACAAACTCTCGATACTTTCTTCCAGACCAGCTGCTTCATCTTCCAACTCGGACTGATCAAGATTAGTCAGCTGCCGAAGTCGCATCTCCAGAATTGCTTCTGCTTGAACACGGCTGAACTTAAAGGGGGCACCCATAAGTGCGGTCAGTGCCTCTGTTTTATTCGCCGCCGAACGAATCTTCTTGATGATCGCATCCAGTTTATCAATGGCTTTGATTAAACCTTCGACGATATGGAAACGAGCCTGAGCGACATTTAGTTCGTGCCCGTATTGAACCGCCATGCGATCCATTCGCCAGTTGAACCACTTCTGACAAATTTCAACTGGGCTAAGCTCGATGGGTCTTGTGCCGTCAATAACCAGCGTTTTTGCTGAATACCTAATTTCAAGATCGGTGTAAGTGTAGAGTTGCTTAACAAGCAATTCCACTTCGATACCGGGCTTTGCCACAACTGTGAAACGATCTCCGGTGAGATCAGACTCATCGAGGACTTCGGCAATTCCGTCGAGTTTTGCTTTCTCAAGACCGTCGCGGACTTGTTCACCGAGTTTCTCAGGGTTGACCCCAGGCGGTAAGTGAGTGAATGAAATCGTTGGGCGATCTTTGGCCCTGCCATCTCGCTTCTGGACACCCATTTCATGACGCGCACGACAGCGGATGTTGCCGCTGCCAGTCTGAGTATAAAGAGCAAGTTGTTCATCTTTAACGATTTCACAACCGGTCGGAAAGTCCGGGACCAGGATTTCCCGAGCCTTGGCAATTTCCGCAGGTTTGGCCCCTATTTTGCAAGCCAGTTGCATTGCTTCGACAATCGAGCGGAGATTGTGTGGGGCCAATTTGGTAGCGAATCCCACAGCGATTCCAGTGTCGCCGTTAAGTAGCACCGAAGGAATAGCACTATCAAAGCGTACCGCTTCTTGCCGAGATCCGTCGTAGTTGTCTTTCGTTTCCCAGGTTGTTTTGTTCTGCAGGAGCAGATCAACAGCAGAGGGCCGAAGTTTGCACTCTGTATATCGCGCTGCTGCTGGGCCATCAACGCTGCTACCAAAGTTACCATGGCCGTCAACCCAGGGAACGTTGTTGTTCCAAGGTGTCGCCATGTTTACGAGAGTGCCGTAGCAATCACCGTGAGGGTGGTAATAACCCATCGCGAGGCCAGTGACACGAGCACACTTGACATAACGTTTCTCAGGCGCCAAACCTTCTTCAAACATTGTCTGAAGGACTCGGCGCTGAGCGGGTTTCAAACCGTCGTACATGTCTGGGATGGCTCGCCCAAGAAGGACGGCCATCGAATAAGCCATGTAATCCTCCTTCATCTGGGAGGCTAGATTGGTCGGTGTCAGGTTTTCTGTCATTTGGCTTTGGGAAGAGAGCGAATACGCTCGATCAAGGTGTCTACAGCGTTCACCGTGCAGAACCGAATCACATCTTCAGTGATTCCAGTGTCATACGCCAGGGTAGCATGCTTGCCCTCATTATGGCGCAGAACTGCCACTTCGTAAAGCGGTTCCTCGCTTGCGTCGTTCCCCGGAATGACGGAGATCCCGTAGCCATTCTCAAACAGCTCCCTGTGCTGAAACCCGCGAAAGTGCGGTACAACATTCAGATCTTCAAGTTTCATTTTCCAACCAGCTCCGCGTATTCTTCTGCAGTCGTATTGTCTTCGATCTCTCCGATTAGTTCCGCGTCGGAGTAGCTGCGGATGTAATCCAGTTGAACATCGCCAAAGAACTGAGCGAGGTCACGGTAAGACATTGCGTCCAGGTAATGATCAATAAGCCACTCAGCGAGTGCTTCGCGTTTTTCAGGTGATAGTGTCATTGTTTAGACTGAAAGGGAAACTTGAATTTTCTTGAGATTCAGACCGCCAAGCTGAGAACGCACCCGTTTGCTGATGATGGCGGGTGCGGATTTGGCCACGGACTTCTCGTACCAGATGGTCATGCAACCGTCGTAAGTCTCAACTTGAACTCTGTAGGTTTTCTTCATGGCGATCAACCTTCGATGATTTCAATTACGTTGTTGGAGATTCCGAACTCTTCGCAGATCGACACGGAAAGTCCGAGTTCATCGGAGACGTTAAACGCAACGTCGCGAGCGACGTCAAGGTCGGTGTAGGTCAATCCGTCAACGAGGCAACCGTTGTCGGTGAACATGAGGGCGTAAGTAAGCATGTTGTTTAAGAAAGAAAAATTCAGTTCAGGGTCACCCAGTAAGCGGCAGGTTCGCCCTTCTCCTTGATCTTGGCGCTAGTAACCAGACCTTTCTTGACCAGCGAGCCGAGCACGGCGTTGGTGCTCAGGCTCTCGTCAGCGAGCTCGTGGAGCCAGCCGCTGCCGGGCTCGTCCATGCCTTGGGCGATGGCGTCGTAAAGGACCTGCTCCTTGGCGGTAAGCAGGGGGTGGCGGGTGGCGGAGGGGGGAAGGGTGATTTGATTCATGAATTAATCATAGCGCGTTCCGGCCCAGAAGTAAAGGGGGTAAACCGCCCTAGGCGGTACGGGAAACCGCCCTCAAGCTTCTTCGTCGTGATCAGAGCAAACCGCTCTCGCGTAATTTTTGTTGCCATACACTGTATCCTGCCGGTGTCAGGTGAATCCCGTCGTAGGTGTATTGGCTCTTCAGCCCATTGCGATCTGAGAGGACGACGTTGATATCAAGGTAGTCTTCCTTGGGGATTCTATTGCGGAGGAGGCGATTGAGTTCTCCAACATTGTTCACGGCGGTTGAACCGCATGCGGATCGCAGGCATGAAATAGTGGACTGGACGACTACGCGTGAACCATCAGCCTTGAGAACGTTTCGCAGATATTCAATACGAGCAGCTGTGGACGAGGGATCAAACTTCCATCCCCAGATGTCGTTGATTCCGACCATCAATATGTAGGTCTTGGCCGTGGTGGCCTGAATAGACGGGAGGCGCCAAGCAATGTGAAATGTGGTGTCTCCCGGAACTCCGGCATTGAACACGGTACGCTCTGGGAAGGCTTCTTGCCAGTTTCCCCACGCAGTGATAGAATCACCCACGAATGTTACCGGATCTTGAGCTCGTACCAGAGGCCAGCACTTGGGTGAGGCAGCTGCTCTTACTTCGGCGATGAGCTCATTTCGCCGGTTCTGCGTTAGTAGAAAGTTTCTCTGGAGATTATTGGTTAAGGTCTCGACTTGGATGCAAGTTAGAAGAGGGAGAATCATTATTTCGTTTCAGGGTATCTAATGGTTTATACCCGAAATACGTAATCACGATACAAACCTAGGCCGTCGCCACCCTCAGGCAGCTTTGAGGCTCAGGCGGTCGGCCGAACTACCGACGCGGAAGGAACCTTCCCAGAGGTATGCAGCCCAGCTGTATTTACCATCGGTGCAGTACCATTCGGCGGTCACTTCACCCATCCCCCGGTAGCTGACTTTGGTTTCCAGGTCCTTCAGGTTTTTCACGCCGAAGAACTCTTTCATGTGGCTCAGGCGGCTGAAGTAATGTTCGCTGACTTTGAAACCGACAAAGCGGTTGGTATCCATCATGTCGCGTCCACGGCGCACGTAACCGGCGCGGACAACTTTACCGGCCAGCAGGTTGGCGACGGTGGGACGGGGGAGGGTGTTTTCGTTCATGTAAGTATTATAGGTCATTTCGCCAGTTTTCGAAAGGGGGCAGACCGCCCTAAAAAGTAGGGTTAACCGCCCTGAGCCTCAGAGAGCAGACGGGTCAGCAGGCGGTCTACCTCAGAGCGCTGAACGCTGGGTCGGTACTTGCGCAGGCGGACCACGTGCGACATCTCAGCTGCCAGGGCC